CTGCGTTATTTCCTACAAATACTCTAAGGTCAGCCAACAATTGATTAGTTCCTGCGTTACCCGCATTATCATTAGTTGGTTTTTCAACATAAATCAAAAGAACTCGTGGTTGCTCCTCAACAGTAGGACTGATTCTGTCAGTCTTGTAAGTAATAAATACTCCATTGTAAATACCAGAAGGGTTAGCTTGATACTGAGTATCAAATCCTGCAGGATAATCCATACCTCTGTAAGGAGAGTATTTAAATCCTTTAGCAAACCACTCTTTAGCTACAACTTGCTTACCAGTTCCATTTCCAGGATATGCATTAGCAGTTACATCAGTAACTAGCAATCCAAGGTTTTGTCCAGAAGCTTCGTCCAATACTTTAGTCTGTACGTCAAATTCAATTGCACGTCCTAGACCTTTGTCAGGATTACCAGCTTGATACTTACCAGTTACAGTAATAGTATCAGCTACAGATCCATCAATAACGAACTCTCCGTTACCTCTAGATTCAAGTTCTACTTCTAGTCCTTTAACGATACCATCTTTAATGGTCTCACCAGTTACACCTGTAATAGAAGCACCAGTATTGTAGTATCCAGATATGATACGGAAGTTTTCTGTTGATAATGAACCACCTTCATTGTATAGACGAATCTGTACAGAGTAAGTAGTATTAGCAGCAACAGCAGCTCCGAATCCTGTGATATTTACAGACTTCTGTACCTCTGGGGCAAATTGTTTAAGAACAATACGTTCAATCTTCTTAGGATTAACCTTATCAGAGAACTCATAATCGAGTCCTTTAGTAACGTCTCCGTTTGTTTTTTGTAATAGGTAAAAAGACTTATTTACAGCAGCAGCACCGCCATCAACAGCAAGAGCTTTAATTTCCTTCTCAGAAGCTGTAGCTTTAAAAGCTGATACAGTTCCTTCAGATGCAACGGCATTTCCTAAGATTACTTCTTCTACCTGGTTAGTTCCAAATATACTCATTGTTTATAAAATTTATTTTAATTATATTATTCGTTACGTAAATTGTTTTGAGTTCTAGCACCTAACTCAGCAGGTTTGTAGTCCATAGTAGCGAGCTCTACAGCTCTATCTAATATCTCTCTATGTATGCTGGCATCTAGTTCACTAGTCTGCTCATTTGTATAGTTATCAATAGACAATCCTTCATCAGAAAAATCTATTGCTAGATTAGTTAAAATTATAGGTTTAGGATATCTAAGATATCTAACCTTATACTCCGAGATACTATTCTCAGAAGTAATTAATTCTGCATTCTTAATCCCAGTATTAATATTAGAGTGATCTAATCTCCATACTACAGTCTTATCAGGCCGCTTGAAAGGATTATCAATCTGCATATTATACTCATCATGTGTCTTAGGTACTACTTTAACGTACTTACCATTGGTACACGTCTTACTAGATATTAATTTAGCAGACTCATTTATGATGAACATAGTATCTGCAGCAAGTGGGAACATTATAGACTTACTATGTAAGCCTTTAACAGGACTCTTATCGAGTGGTTTACCAATGTAGGTCTCTATTAGTTGACTTAGGTCAATCCTACGTTTAGTGCTTTCCTCAAAGCCTTCCTGATATTTATTTCCAAACTTGTTAAAATGACCTTTAACTAATTCTAGTTGAGCCTTAGACAAGAACACAGACTTTTCATATAGATCTAAGCCTGGAGCTTGATTAGTTGCAATACTATTGTAATGTATGTCAAACTCGTTGCTAAACTCTTTAGTAGTCATATTACTCTGCGTTGTTTATTTTTGCTTCTACTAGTGATCTTACTTCTTGATTCCTTGGGTTATCCAAGTATTTCACTGCATTAGTGAAAGTAGCAATCTCATCAGCTTCACACAAATCTAGTCCATCTACTGTAGAATATTTATTACCTTGTCTTACTACAACTCCATACTCAATTCCCTTATGAATAAGGATCTTGGTATCAAAAGCAGGATCATTTATGATATCTAAGAATGATGTAGGCATTGTATCAATACGTTGCTCAACTTCACCTTGTATCCAGTCTAGTGCAGAGTCTCTAGAAATAGGCTTGTTAGTAAGTAACTTAAGTACTCCTACCAATTTATCTCTATCATCCTCAATTTTACCATACTGTTTGAATGCTTCTTTTTTACTATCATAAGATTTCTTACGCTCTTTACCTTCTTCATCACCTCTAGTGATTACAAATTGATAAGTAAGCTTATCGTCACGTTGCTTCCAAGAAGGAGCAATGTCATCTTTTAACGTTTCTAAGAGTTTTACAGATATATAATCCATAGGATTATCTGTATAGAAAGTATTAGTAGCATTATCTTTAGTCAATGTAACTGCAAAGTCTGCCCAGAAATCTTTATAAACAGACAGGTCTAAACCAGTCCTTTCTTCAAGATATTCTTTTTCTTCTTTTGTAAGTACATTTGCTATCGCACCATTCTTTTGTATAGGGGCTCTAAACTTCCTTACTGCTTGATGAATCATTCCACCAGCAATAATGTGATCCTCTGATACGTGTGCTGCCATTCCCTTCTTACGTGGAATGTATTTTACTACTACCTTTTCTCCAACAGGTAATTCAAATTCTTTATTTACTTCTTCCTTAATTGTAGCTTTTGCCATCTTTAATTCTCCCGATTAAATGTTATTTAAAAAAGGGGGACTATTACATCCCCCATATAATTATTATGCCAATATTACTGGTTTGAATACTGCAGTTCTAGTTGGATCTTTAACCATAGCTCCTGTGCCAAGCATAGCAGTCATGATTGCTGAATCCTCCATATGTTGCATGATACCACCTCTTCGTCCAGAGAATGGATCTCTAATACCCGCTTTGTAACCTCTCATCTCATCATCGCCTTTAACTTTGATTTTTTGGATGTTAGGCTCTTCCATAGCACCTATGTAAAGGATGTCATATCGGTAAGACTCAGCTACACCACCGTCTGGGTGAAGTACTTTGTTTCTTACTTTGTCATCATACATTGGGTCAACTTCTAACATTACGTGAATGTTGTTAGGAGCTTTCCACTCAGTGAATTGGAATCCTGCAGAGTATGCATTGTCATGGAATTTAGAAGATACCTTCTGAATACTGTTTGTACCAGTATTATCAAAGATTGGCATCCATCCAGATACTTCAGCTTTAGCAGCTCTGTTGAATTGAGCAGCACCTCTTTCTCCAGTACGTAACATAAACTTACGTTGTCCCCAATCTAGTTTACCTTCAGATAGTTCAGAAAGAACATCTTCCAATTGACGGATTGTGAATCTGTTGTAAGTATGAACATTGGATACTTCCATTTGCTCTCTAATCCCAGAACCAGCTTTGATCTCGATGTTAGACTTACCTTTGTTAAGGAATCTACCATTCTCATCACGGTTAGTTTTACCAAACATTATTGTTCTAGCTTTCAACTTAGAAAGTTGACGCTCAAACTGCCAGTAAACTTCCTGCATCCAAGTTACAGATTTGTGAGTCTTTCCAGACTTAGGGTCTCTAGTTTCAATAGCACCAAAATAAACTGGCTCTACTTTACAGTCAATCATTGCACCAGATACTTTATGTTCAAACCTAAGGGTTGAAACACTGTTTCTCATAGTGAATGGAGAAGTAAAGCTGATTCCAGAACCTTCAGTAGAAAGTTCATCTTCTACGTAAGAAGATTCAACGCTAAATCTGTTTCCAGGAAGAAATTCATCCCCAGGAATACCTTTAAGAGATTCTTGACCACCCCATACCTCACAGGTATATACGTAGTTTCCATTCTCTTCATAAGGCTCTTCAAGTATTCTTACTTGGTATGTGTCAGGTCGTGGACCTGCAATTACTTGCACTTTGGTAAATATCTTCTCAGAGAAGACTAGTTGAAACTCACTTCTTGCTTCTCCAATACCAGTATCTGCTCCAGCAACTACGTTACCGTTATATCTTGCTTCAACTAGAGGAAGGTTTCTTTCGTCACTTCCTACTAACTTCCAAACAAAATCTTCAGAGCTTTCGATTACTTTCTCAGGGAATAAAGACAAAGTAGTATCAAGGTTTTTCATTCCAGAGCTCTGTAAAAGAACAGTGGTAAGTTTAGATACTAATTGAGGTTGTCTCGCAAAGATAGCACCAATGTGATTCTTTAATGTTAGTCCTGACCAAGCTTGTCCTTTGGTCATTACAAATTTTCCTACACTCATAATTTAATTTAATTAATTTTTACTTATCGGTTGTTTTAATCTAATACTAATTCCATATCATCATTACCGTAGTAGCTATTGCTGTCTTGAGTAAATGTAGGATTACTGTTATCAAACTTCTTAGATGCCTTAATAGCCTTCTCTAAGTCTGAGGTTGCAGAACTTCTACTTGTCTTCATCAGCGGAGATAAATCTTTAAAACCATTAGTTACCTCATACAAATAATACATCTTGGCATCAAACTCCACTGGGTTGGCCTTTCTGTCTTGTATAAGCTTGGTTTCAAAAGAATCACCTGTACCTACGTTAGTAGTGATACTTTTATAAATGCGGTCTTGAATTGCTTTATTAGTTGTAAGACCTTTTATTAATTCTTTGGAATTGTAAATAGTATTTTTTAGTTGGGTATCCAACTCTTCAATCTGTTTAGCCTGTTCTGCTGCAGCTCTTTTGTTTGATTCAGCTTGTGCAGTTAATTGCTGCTTATCATACTGTTTAATACTAGTTAATGACTCTTTAGCATCTTCAATTAATGCATCGTTACCTGCGGAAACAACACGCTGTAATAGTTTCTGTGCTCTGTCAGCTGATATACCTTGATTAATATAATCCTGATATATAACTTTCTTACTCAGCTCTAAATCCTCAGTCAGACTATCTTCACTTATGCTATCTAGAGTTAGTTGGCTTTCTCTGTGTCTAGCTAATTGTTCCAATGGTACTCCACTTGTTACAGCTTCATATCCATCTTCACCAAGTGCTTCAATTAAACGTGTCTTAACATTTCCATCTATCTCATTACGGATAGCTTCAGAAATATCATCAGCACTTTTAATCTCTTTGTCTTGAAGATTGAGTGAGGGTAGCAAACCTTGTTCATGTAGAACATTGGCTAAGGAAGAATATAGGTTGGGAGAATTTTCATCATCGCCACCCTCATTCTCATCTTCCCCAGCTACTTCCTCTGAAGAACTTTCGTCCTCCTCACCAGGTTCATTATCTTTCAGTTCGTCTGGGACATCCTCTGCATCTAGTGCATTGTCATCCTCGAACAGTGTTTCATTATCGTCTACTTCTTGTTCGTCAGAAGTATCGTCTTCAGTTAAGTACTCTTCTGGTATACTATCCATGTTTAATTCTAGATCAGTATCCTGAAAGAGACTCATATTCAAATCATCTTTTCCTTCCATATGTATTTAAATTCTCCCGTTAAGTTACAAATATAATCAATATGATGAGTGAAACCAAGTAAATATGTGAAAATAATTACTTGGCTAATACTCATCTATTGCTTTTCTATGCTTTTGGTTTTGACTTTGAAGCAGTTATTTTCTTATCTTCACGCTTCATTTTATCTTTATGCATAGTCATCTTATCATTAAGATCTTTTATCTTAAGCATTTTATCCTGTCTTACCTTCTCACGATCTAAGGATAACTTCAGTTGTTCATTGAGGTCATTGATACCATCATCGTCATCATCAGTTTCAACTCCACTCTCGCTTCCTTTCATGCCAGCTATAGCTAATCTGGTTTCATTATCTCTAATGTTATTAGCTTCTTCTAGTTCAAGCTTAGCTTGTTCTAAAGCTGTTTGATCAGCCTGTGCTTGTTCTTGTGCTTTAGCTTGTTGTTGTGCAGACTCGGATTGTCTTTGATGTAGTTTCTCTTCTGCTATTTCAATCTTTTTCCTCATATCAGTAATAGAGTCTGAGAAGTAGATATCCATAATAGTAGCCATACTACCACCATTCTGCATAAAGGCTTGTGCATTCTGTTTAAGCATTTGTTCAAGCTCCATTGTTTTACTAGAACTAGTAAGGACTAAACCATAATCAGCAGCAGAGAACATCTCTCCGTCCATATTCAACATTTCAATAGATAAGTCATCTAAGATATATTGAACCTTCTTATTCTTATTATCCTTAAGTGCAAACTTAGCTGTCTCTAAGAAAGCAGCCATTACACGTAATTTTAGTCTTTCATGTTTAGCATACCACCATTCAGTAATGTGTGAGCTCTGTGATACAGCTCTTTCTATACCACCAACAGTTTCTCTATTATCTACTTGTCCTTGTCTTTGTTGGTTAACACCTGAGATCTCTCCCATTTCAAACTTAATAAACTCAAGCATTTGAATATGTTGTTGGATATAACTACCCGTTTCCATATCAATACTACGTCCACCTTGTGTGTTCATACCACCAGCAAGCTTACCAGTAGAAGCACCATGATTACCTTCTTTAAATGAATCTACTACAGCTATCTTATTAGCAACAGCAAAGTGCATCCATTTATCAATTTCCCAGTTCTCAGGTATTTTAGCTATATCTAACTCAAGTATCTTACCATAGTTAGTAGAGATTGCTTTGTTAAGTCTATCCCACATAACATCGTATAGATACTGATAGTTCTTCATCCTATCAATAAGTGATACTGCTTTACCTTGGTTAGTATTATAGATCTGTCCTATGATACCAGCATGGCATAATGAAGGGTTATATATCTTATTGTACTGGACATCTTTTGGTTTCATCTTAACATAGATGTCTTTACCAATAAGTGTACCTTCCCACATTTCATTAACCCAAAGAATAGTTTCTTCTTCTCCTAGGGATTCATCTATAATATACTCTTCACTTCTAATTTTGTACTGGGTCTCTCCAAATTCGTCATAGTACTTTATCTTCTTAATCTTTTTAATAGATTTCCAATATACAGTAAATACACGAATGTTTCCTTCTTCATCAGTATAGTTCTTATTGAAGGTATGTCCATTAAGTTCAGCCATATGGAATAAAGAATCCATGAAAGGTTCTCCATCACCACCAAGCGCATCTGCTAATAGCACATGGTTATTATCATCATCACTATAGTTACCGCTACTTGATGTAGTGCTGTACTCTAAGATACTATCAATATCCTTAGGTTTAAGCTCATCATGAAACTCATCTATAATCTGATTGGGACTCTTATGGTCCTCTAAAATAATAATACTTGCATCTTCAATTCTATTAGAATTACCAGATCTTACTGCACGTACTTTAAATGGATTAAGCTTTGTTAGCGTAGGTTCATTCTGAATAATATCTACTTGATAGATCTCTTCAGCGAACATAAGTGCATCCTTAAATCCTTCATTAAACTTCTCTGAGAACTCTTGCTCATGGAAGTAATGTTTAAGGATTTGAGTAGCCATACGCTCCTTCAAATCTTGCCACTCATACTTCATATGGTCAGCAAGCTTTTCCATCTTAGCTTTTAATTCGTCTTCCTTGTAGTTCTGTTCAAGCATAGCTTTAACTTTCTCATACAAGAATTTCTTTTTAGCTTCTTCTTTTTCAGAAATGGCATCACTATTAGTGACCATTACTTTCCAATCAAAACGTCTGTTAGACTCCTCTCCTACTAATAGATCAATCTTAGGTACAAGAATAGGGTGATGAGGTATGTTATCAGGAATATAAGAAGCATCAAGATTGTTAGGATTTAGCACCTCTGCCATATCCCTTATATCAACCTTACCATTGTAAAGGTTCATATTAACAATCTTATTCTTCAAATCCTTTCTAACCCCACTACTATGATACATAGAGAATTTATCTGCTGCATCAATGTTATCCTTTCGCCAAGTCTTTGTCTTTTGTGAAAAAGGTAGCCTTTGTCTAGGTTGTTTTAGGTTATGTATCTTCGTCATATCTTATGTTAAATTTAGCAATATACGAAATTTATCAGTATAAGTCAATTGTTTATAGCTATTATATGATAGAATCATTGACTCCTCTATAGCTATTCTCCTTTTTCTTATAATTTCGTGTGAAGAAAGGATCATTAGATAATCTACTTACTTCTTTGTGTTGGTTCTCTTTTGCTGATTGTGTCCTTTTAAATCTATCTTCTCTAAGTATAAACAGCATAATACCTGCTGACACTCTATCAAAGTTACCATCTGCATTCCAATAGATTGCTTCTTCTATATAAGCCAGTGATCTTAACCTATGTAAGTTTCTTCTTTCATCATCTTCAGTATTACTATAAGCTAATGTATTCATCCAGTCAGCCTGTAGTTGTCTACCCCAAGCATTGATATAAGTATTAGCTCTAGTACCTTTAGCCTTATTACCATACATATTAGTATCCTTAACCAAATCCATATCTCTAAGAATCTGAGGGCTATCACATAATAGGTTTAATGCATTCTTCTGGTCAAAGTAAGAGAATAATCCTTTTAAGTTACTCTCATAGTTAGCTTCGGCATTATAAAACAATAAAGCTCTCAGAGCGATCTCATAAGCTTCTTTTGCAGTTCTGGGCCTACCACTATACTCTGCGACGATCCTGTCTGTAAAGGTATCCATAATCATCAGAGAGAAGAGTGAGGTACCTGCATCAGCATCAACAGGGTCAATCCCTGCTATATATCTCCCTCTTACAATCTCACCATTGGCATTGTACTTAGGCATCTCAAATATCTCTAATCCACCAGATTTATCTGCCGCACCTACATCATAAGTACGTAATGGATATATATCTGAATTAGGTCTCCATTTAACCTTACCAGCAGAATCATATACTAGTTCCCCAACATAGTGCTCTGCTAAGTGTCTCTCACGATGAGGTGTAATAGATTCTAAGTATTCTTTAAGATCAGCTACAGGGAATACAGTTCCTTCAGTTCTCATTACTGCTTCTTGAGGAGTAATAGGTTCTTCCGCTTTCTTCTGAGTAATAGCTCTAGCATCACTAGAACCATACTTTACTACAAATCTATCCTTACATATCTCAATAAGAGACTTAATTACATCTGGTTCACCATTTTCTAAATCATAACATTCATTACGATTCATATAAGCTGGCCAAAAGAATCCACATTCAGTCTCTCCTTTAATATTCTTATCATATACATTAGGTACTGCATAAATATTATAACCATTAGGTTTATAAAACAATCTCTCAGATCCTTCAAAAGAAGCACCTTCAGTACCACCAGTACCACCAGCTAGCATAAATCCAGAAGCTACGCCCCCATCTTCAAATGCTTTCCTGTTAATACCCCATGATTTTTCAAGATTAGGAAACAACCCATCTTCTTCATAATGCATAAATACACCTCTTACACCCCTTGCC